ATCTGGCAGCAACACAGACAGTACGCAGAAGACGTATCACGTAACGGCCCTTACCGTGGTGACTGTCCGTTCTGCAATGGCAAGAACACATTCACTGCTCAGACTGAGATGGGTGTCTTGAAGTACAACTGCTTCAAGTTAGCCTGTGATGTAGGCGGTAGGTATGACACAGACATGACACGAGCAGAGATGGAGAGTTACTTTGTGAAACCATTAGTAGAATCATCCAGTGATAACAAGAACTTAGAACCCTTTGTTTATCCAGAACACGTAACAAACGAAGGCAACGCTACCATACGCAGGTTCAAGCAGCGGTGGCCTGTCTTAGCGGGTGAGTCACTTATGTATGACGTGAAAGATAAACGTGCTGTGTTTCCTATCGTATACAAGGGTACTGTTATTGATGCTATTGGACGTGCTCTTGATGGTGCTACACCAAAGTGGTACAGGTACAGCGGTGCAGCAGATTACTACGTAAGCTCTGTGTCAGATCGTAGCAGTACCTACGTTGTGGTAGAGGATGTGATCAGTGCTATCACTGTGGCTAAGAAGATACCCCATTCGGTTGGGTTTGCTATACTTGGGACTAGCTTGACAGAGAAGCATCTAGAGTTTATACAAGATAATGCAACAAAAGTTATTGTTGCGCTAGACCCTGATGCTTTACAGAAGACGTTGAGCTACAAGAGGGAGATAGAAATGTGGACAGGTCTACCAACCTATGCGCTGTACTTACAAGACGACTTGAAGTACGAGAGGCTTGAAGACTTTGATGAACTAAAGAGGCTAGTCTACGATGAAGAAAAGAAACCCTATGGCTAAAGACTTGAGACAGCCTAAGTACAAACCCCAGGTTATACCTGACAAGAAGAAACCTAAACCAGCACGAAAGGAAAAACATAAGGGTGACAAATCAGATGGAGATGTTTGACCTTCCTGTGTATGTACATGAGGATGGTTTAGAGTGTAACAACTGTGGCATTGTACAACCAGTACAAAACTTTCAGCACATGCAATCAGGAGAGATCAAAAGGAAATGTAGAACGTGTGCTCGTAATCAATCGCAGCTTGTTAAAGAATTAAAGAGAAGCAATACTTACCCTTCTGACGACTACTGCTGTCCTATTTGCAGTAGGAACATAGAAGAGATAGGTAGAAAAGGACAGAAGCGCTTACAGAATTGGGTACTAGATCATTGCCACGAAACAGAAACATTCAGAGGATGGCTGTGCCATCACTGTAACACAGGGCTTGGTTCATTCAGCGACGACATAGATAGATTGAGGAATGCAGTAGCTTACTTGGAGAAACACGAGGTTAAACATGGGTGAGGTTTTAACAGCGATATCAATACTGTTATTGATAATCGTAGGATTTATATGGATAGTAGTTAGCGAGACAGAGTATAAGTTTGGATATAAGGAGAATGATAATGAATAAAGATGCAGGTATCATAGGAGTAGAAACTGTAACAGAGAACGAGGATGGCAGTGCTACCTATCAGTTTCATATGGATGCACATGCCCGAGGTCTACTCGCAGAGGAAGGCTTGAGGCTGGTACTTTACTGTGCTGCTGCTGGTTTGGACATACAGGTAGTCTATGACTTTATAGAGGATCATGTAAGATATGAAAAAGATAAATGATAAAATCAGACCTATGACAAAAGAAGAACGTCAACGTGCTAAAGAAAAAGAAGAACGTAATAGAGATGGGTTTAACCATTGCGTAAGCTGCGGTTGCCCTACACCTAATACATGGTGTGAATTTTGTTTGAATGAGGAGTGAGATGTGGAGTTAGCACTTATTAGAACTTTGATGGATAAGGACTTTTATGAGAACCATAAAGGTATCCGTACTCCTGATAAGCTTTTCACTAAAGAAGTTCGTAAGATCAAGAACACTTTGGACTACGCCATGCAGCAGTACGATAAAGACATCACACCTGCTGAGCTTGAAGCGTTGTTCTTTACACGTAATGTTCTTACAACTTCCAACGAAGATATGTACAAGGATCTGTTCAAGAAGATTGAACGTGAGCAATCCCTATCCCAAGATATCGCACAAGAAGTTTTAGCTAAGTTGTTTCAGCAGTTAGTCGGTGAAGAGATTGCTAAGCTAGGTTTCCAGTATGTCAACGGTTCAGAGGATACGCTTGAACCTATGCGTAAACTATTGTCTGACTATCAGGATGACTTCATGCCTAACCTCAAAGTTGATTGGGGTGATATCTCTATTGATAGTTTGCTTGAAGCTAATGACATTCAGTCTAAATGGCAGTTCAACATCCCGTCCCTACGCAACCGTGTAGAGGGTATCAGTGGCGGTCACTTGGTTATTGTAGGTGCAAGACCTAACACAGGTAAGACCAGCTTCCACGCCTCTCTTATCGCCTCTGAGGGTGGCTTTGCACGACAAGGTGCTAACTGCATCATCTTGTGTAACGAAGAGCATTACTCTCGTGTAGGTGCTAGGTATCTGAGTGCAGCTACAGACATGTCAATGGAAGAAGTCAAAGGTAACTATGCCTTAGCTAACACACGGTATAAACCAGTGCATGACAACATCAAGATCTATGACAGCACAGGTAAAGATATGTCTTGGGTTGAAGCTATCGTCAAAGCATACAAGCCTGACATCTTAGTGCTAGACATGGGTGATAAATTTGCAACACGTAACACAGATAAATCAGATGTGTACTTGAAAGAAGCAGCGATACATGCTAGGAACATTGCAAAGCAGTACGACTGTGCAATCATATGGATGTCTCAGTTGTCTGCAGTAGCAGAAGGTAAAGTATACGTGGATCAGTCAATGATGGAAGGCAGTAAGACAGGTAAGGCAGCAGAGGCTGACCTTATGGTGTTGATCTCTAAGAACCCACAAGTAGATGGGCAAGAAGAGCAAGACACCCAGCGCCACTTGAACATAGCTAAGAACAAACTACGTGGTGGGTGGCACGGTGTTGTACATTGTGAGTTAGATGGAGCAAGAGCGAGGTACACAGCTTAATGAAACGAGTATTAGATGTAGAGAATAGTATAACATTACGTAACGGTAAGATCTTCAACGATCCATTTGAACCTGCCAATACGTTGACCCAAGTGGGTGTGCTTTGCTTAGACACAGACGACAAAGCACTGCTTTGCTTTGATCACTCTGAACAAAACGACTCAGAAAAAAACAAATGTAAGCTACAGAAATGGCTAGACAGTACAACACTTCTTATAATGCACAACGCACAGTATGATCTGTCTTGGTTGTGGTCTAGTGGTTTCACTTATGACGGTGACATATATGATACCATGCTCGCAGAGTATATCTTGCAGCGTGGACAGAAGCAATCTCTTAGCTTAGAGCAGTGTGCTATTCGTAGAAACCTAGATCATCAGAAAGATGATACTCTCAAAGAGTACTACAAGAAAGGATATAACACAAATGAAATCCCGTTGGATAAACTCAGCTACTATCTTGAGTGTGACTTGCGTACTACTGGTGAGTTGTACAAAGCTGCAGAACAAGACTATGCAGAAACTACCGCAGACTCCCTCAAGCGTGTCAAAAGCATTACCTTCGACACCTGCCTCACCTTGGCACGAATGTACATGTCAGGCATCAGGGTGGATAGAACCGCCCTCCAACACGTCAGGTCTGAGTTCCAAGCAGAGAAGTCCGATATTGAGCAAAGACTGTCTACGACAGTGCGATCCCTTATGGGAGCAACGCCAATAAACTTAAACAGTCCTGAGCAACTATCTCAGGTTATCTTTAGTCGTCGTATTCACAACAAGAAAGAATGGGCTGACCTGTTTGACTGTGCAGATAATGCTGCAGACTACAAGAATATCATTGAGGCTAACAGTGACTTGATGCGTAAGACTGTAGCTCTACATTGTGATAGCTGCAACGGGACAGGTAAAACATTCAAGACTAAGAAAGATGGTACGCCTTTCAAGAAAGGTAATGCCTGTAAAGACTGTGGCGGTAAAGGCTACAGACTAAAAGAGACAAACGAGATGGCTGGTTTAGGGTTCAACCCACCACCCGCACGTAAATGGATTAGCTATAATGGTTTCGCTACAGGAAAGGATAAACTAGATGCACTTA